ATCTACAAAGGCTGCAACTCCTCCATACATATCAGAGGAAGGTGTATCATTATCTACAGATGTAGTAGTACCATTCATAGCAGATGATGTAGCATTATAGTTTACTAACATAGTATGTGGTATAATATAATACTCTTGAGGTCTTAACAACATTTGAATATTTCCATCTGTTGCGCCTGTTGTATCACTAGCTCCTGAAGTTATTCCTTGAACGATATGTTGTATCTCTGCAGGTTGATTTGAAGAATTATATACACAAATAAATTGTGGATTTTCTATTACACCTGCAGTACCTCCACCAGAAGACGGATCAAAAGCTGTTAATCTAACAAAATTATCAACTTCAGATACTGACTGTTCTATGTTAAATATTTCATTATATGTAGTTGAATTTTGAAATTCAAACTCTTTCCCATTTGCTGTTAAAACTAATTGTGTATTTAAATTTGCCATTACGCACTCCTTAAAGAATATATTACCTGCATTGATATTGTCAAATCAGCCGAAGTTCCATCCATTTTAACATTTGCAGTTATTGCCTTTCCTGAATTTACATCTGCACTACTTATATTTAAAGTTTGAAAATAAGCCTGTTCATAACCTGCTCCTACTATAGCTGATGGTGAAACTGCAACCTCTGTTCCATTACTAAGATCACCACCTGTACTGCCATTACTTGTATCAATGTCATAACTCATCAAACTAAATTGAACATCATCACCTGAACTTACATCAGCACCAAACCAAACAACAACTTGATCTAGTGTTATATTAAACGGTAAATACCACAAACATTGTACTACATCATCTGCTGTAGTTGATATTGTAAGCGATGTGTTTGGTGTTGATCCTGAACCCATACTTGGTGCAGTTGTATTAAATCTTCCGCCACCAACAGAATCTAACATAGTCCAATTTGTTGTTGTAGGTTGAAAATTAACAGATGATAACATAAATTGTTTTACCTGAGTATTAACAAACTGCCCTAATGCTTTTACTTTTGTATTAGTGCTATCTACTTGTAATAAGTTTGTTCCACCTGCGTTTTTAACAGTCAATACATCTGTTGTATTGTCGTTCTGTGGCTTTATTGATAATTGATCATCTGATATAGATGCACAAGAATTAGTGCCATCGCCACTCTTTATTTGCTTTGTAGATGTAGATACACCGTTATTGCCATTGTCTATCTGCAATAAGTCTTTGTAACTACTTGCTATTGTTTTGTTAGTTAAACTCATTATTTAAGAACTTTCTTTAAAACTCCACCTATAACTTCAAATATAATAGTAAAAATCTTTTCTTCAACCTTTTCTGAAAGGAATGGAATGTCAATAGCTTTATTTACTTTATCAACTAAAATTTTCTTACCTTCTTCATCTTCAAAGAAATACATAATTTTATCTTTTACAGATAAAGATACTTCAGCCTTAGCTTCTTTTATCTCTTCTTCTATAGCGTCTTTAAAATTATTCTTAATTTCGTCGCCATCAACTCCAACTTTGTCTAATAAAGTGTTTATTTTATCAAAATTCATTACTTTCTCCATCTTAAAGGTTATTCTATTGTCTACATAAAAAATTGGCAGATTTGATACTGATACATTGTTCATTTCTTATATTTATCTATAATATGTATTACTCCAACCTTAAATACTAAATATAATATCCAAATTGGAAATGCTATTAAAAAAACAGATACTAAATATGATAATACTTCAAGCATAAACATATTATCTGCCTTCTGGCTGATACCTAATTATTGCGTCTTTACAATACTCATATATCCACCATCCATTATATTCACCGTTCAAAGCATCTAATTGAGCTTTTCTTTGATGGTAAATATGGTTACTTCCTTTTTTTTGGTTTTTCATCGTTACCCCATACTAAATCTTTATCGTTACTTGTTGCTACTTTCATACCGTTACCACCTATTTTTATGTGGTTTTTATCCATCATAATTTCTGCACTTTTGTTTGTTTCTTGCAAGTGATGAACTAGGTCTTTAGCTACTGTTGCTAACGGATCTTCTGGCGGTGGTGGTGCGACCATAGATGTTAATACATTTATCAAACCTAAGGTAATTGTAGAGATCAAACCAGTTACAACCGCTAATTGACTTTCACCTAAATAATATGCGGCGGCAATCAACATACAAGCCATAATTAATATAGTAGGTACGCTAAATACACCTACCCAGAAACGCAACTTATCTATTAACAGCCTCCTAGCTGCAGCTCGTTCCTTCTTTTTTGCTTCTATCTCTTGTTTAGACATTGCCATCTATCTTTTCTCCATAAAGGCTTGTAACTCCGTTTATAATTTGCATAAGGTGTACAGAAAAGTAACCTTTCTCAAAAAAGTCTACTATTGCAAAACCATGACACCAATTATGCTCTCTACCACCTAACCACTCATTACTAGCATCAGACATATCTTTTAAACAACCTATACTCCAAGCTGACTTCTGTCCGTCTATATGTGTAGCACTCATTTGTTGGATGTCGTGCCAATGACCATACATAACATTAGCACCTAGCTTTCTAAGATGGTTCGCAGTATGATACTGACCTCCATACAAATGTCCATGATAAAAATTTAATTTACCTATCTTTAAAAACTTGCCACACTTGTGATATTTATAACCACGCTCTTTTAGCTTTAAGCAATTCTGTGGCTTATACTGAGGCAAGTAAGGATGTTCTTCTACAAACTGATCTAACCATAGTTCGTGATTACCTTCAATAAAGTGTTTAGTTTCGCATCCTGCCTTATCTAACGCCTCATCTATTTGATCCATACCTTCATTAACATCTTTAACATCTTGATCTAATGTTGGTATTATAACCTCTAATGGTGGTCTTTTCTTTCTTTTCCACTTCCAATGTGAAAAATTTCCCCATTCACCAGTATCGCCTAAGTCTACATAAATATCAGGCTTAACAATTTCAATAGTCTGTATAACGCAATTTATCGCAGGTTGTGAATGTAAAGGAAAGTGCTTATCTGGTGTAACGATTGCTCTCTTTAAAACTTTCCCCATCTTACCTCTATTGTATCTCTTTATTAATTTTAATAAGCATATAAACTAATGTTGCCAATGCCGCCAAAGCACTCATTATCGGCGGCACATATTCAGTCCAATGCAACGCGCTTCCTACTATTCCTACACCTGCTGTTCGTAAAGTATCTAACATTTTTTCATCTGGTTACTAAGTTTAATAGCTCTATTGGGTGTCTGCTTTGCCCATAAACTATCAAGCATTTCTGCAGATGCCTTATCGTAATCTTTTCTTTCTAATGCTTTTAACATCTTCTTAAACTTACTTACACCAGTAAGACCAAGCTGATATACCATTTCAAATACTACTTCACATTTATCTTGTGGTAATTCTCTTAAAAATGGAAACTTCTTATTCGTAGCATCTATAAGTTTATCTAGCTTTTTATCTAGTATTAAGTCGCAAACTTCTTCATCTAATTCTAAGTCTTTAATTGCAAAGCCATAACCTATAGTATCATAACCTTCTGTACATTTATATACTTTAGCTCTATAGCCTTCACCTTCTTTAATTGATTCTACTAAGCTCATTCTGTTTCCTCAACTGTCCACTCTGTTGTCGCCAGAGTAGTTAATATTTGTGTGTGATTGTATGTTGTCATACCATTAAAACAAGATGGTGTGTCGCCATCCCACTTCAATATTGCTTTAGTTCCATCTACTGACTTTCTCAATGTAGATGAACTTGTTTGTATTGCATTAGATACTAATTCTTCTAACTGATCATCTGTATAGTCAGCCAAAGTTATTATTACCCATTTTCTATTACTAAACATTTATTCTCCTTACGGTGTATCTGTTTCTATATCAGATGTCGCATCAAAGTTAATCATATCGCCTGAATTACGATTAGGTGCGTGATCTACTATATCAAATGCACTCATATTTTTCATTATACCTGCGTTGCCATTAACCTTTTGTAAACTTGGATTAGATATTGTAACAGTATCGCCTGAATTTAATCCATTTAATCTCAAAATATTTGAAGTTGCGTGTGATGCCCTAAAATATATCACAGCATCACCATTAGATAAAACTTCACTTGTTTCAGTTGCACCTGTTACGTTTAATTTCATATTAGAACTATTATCAGTTAAAGATGATATAGTGCAAGAGAATTTATACACCTGATCAACAACCAAATTTTCTGTTAAAGAACTATTTGCACCTGTTTGTTTAAATAATAATTTAGCACCGTATGTGTGGCTACCATAAGCGATTGTAACACTATCAGATGTTACTGATAAACTATTACTACCATAAGGTGTCCATCCACCACTTGTTCCATCTTCTTCCCTAAAAAACTTTGTACTATCAATTATATTGCTTTGTAAAGATGTGTCTGTTTGATCACCAATTAAAGTAAAGTCATCAATAGTGCCATTACCCATTCTATAATAGGCTTGTAAGTTGGCTGTCTTGTCTACACCACTACCTGTTGTGTAACTTGCAGATAATAATAAATTGTTTGGCTCACCTGAATTGTAAATAGATGCTATTGTGTTGGCATCTAACTCTGTATTCCATACAGCGACATCGCATATTTTACCATTACCATAATTAGTATCTAATCTACCTATACGCACATTACCTGCTAAATTTTCCATAGCTACATAAGTACCCAAACCTGATCTTGTGTCTGTTGCATTTGAACCATTAATATATAATTCTAATCCACTATTTGCACTTGTTCCACCTGTACCATCATAAGTTCCAACAACGTGAATCCATTGTCCTTCATAAGATGTTAAAGCTGATGACACAACACTTTCGTGCGTGTCAGTTACACTTTCATCATATAAAGCAAAAACTAATTTGTTAGAAGAGTTTGTTCTAAAATTATATTCTCCATCTGTATTAAACACACCTTTGTTTAATATTTGAAAATCTGTAGCATCATCCATATATATCCAAGCCGAAATACTAAATGCCGAATCAGAGCTACCATCTCCAAAACTTAAATTATTTGAATCGCTTACTTCTATATAATCATCACTACCATCAAAATCTATACTCTTACCTGTAAAGAATGTCTTTCTCATATCAGGTATTACAAGGTTGTTAGCATTGGTATCTACTACTCTTGTAGATGCTTCATCGCCCATTCTCCACCAAGCTTTTAAATTAGCACTTGATGAATAACTACCTGTATCAGTAGATAAATCTAAAGTTGCTCTATTACTATTATAGATTTGTAAAACTTCATTAGCAGTTAAAGAATCATTCCAAATAGCTATTTCATCTAAATTACCTGTTCCATAAGCAGGAGTTGGTCTGTTTAATGCACCAAGAGTAGTTGTATCTATATTTGAATTAAATGTTACTGAATCTAAATTTTCTTCACCACTATGATCTTTAACTCCATTGACATATAAAGTTCTATCAGTAGCCGATGTGAAAACTCCTGCTATATGATACCAACCACTTAAAGAACCATAGGTTTGACTTGATATTTTTTTAACACTTGTATTTCTTGCTTGTAACTGAAATACATTTGAAGAATTCCAAGCAATAGAATAATATACATTAGATGCACTAACGTCACTTAATGTTAATACTTGCAATCCATTGTTCAAAGTAGGCTTGAGCCAACCTGCAACAGTAAAAGGATAACTTGTTACAATAGCATTACCACAATCTACATATTCATCGCCACCATCAAATAGTATTGATTTAGTATTGGTTACCTCTACGAGGGCATCTACAAATCCACCTTTAGATGTGCCTAATCCTAATCCTAACATACTAACCTATATAGGCTACTACAGAGCCAGAATTAACATCTATTTCTGTCCATCTACCAAAGATAGTAACTCCTTTAGGAAAGGTTACTGAGTCTACTACTTGTCCGCCTGAACCCTGAGTTGCTGTTTCGCTACCATCGGCGGCATCATTAGCTGCAGTTTCAGTATTTATAAATTTTGTAGCAGTTTCAGATATTAATCCGCCAGACGAATCAAAAACTGTGTCGGCTAACATAGTAATTGCAACAAAAACTTTATTTGTAGGTGGTTTAATAGCATCAGAAGTGTCTTTTGTATAAGAACATCCGTCTTGACCTAAAGCTATATCTATACCTTGTTGTGGTGATAGTGCCATTATTTATCTCCTTTTTTTGCTTTAGGCTTAGGCTTTTTAACTTCTTTTATCTCTTCCCAACCTTTTTGTTTTAATCTCTCTAATTTTTCAGGAGTTAGTTTTTCATTACTAAATTCTTTTATGTATCCGATTTTGTTTTTTCTTAAACCATTATATTTAAATTTTTTCACGATTACTTCCTTAGTTTATAAGGGGGCAGTTACCCACCCCCTTAATTAGATATTAATCTAAGCTATCTGTTAATGCGATGATTCTTCTATCACCTGCACTATCAGCACATCTTGCTACAGCACCATAAATGACATCCATAGAAACTAAGTCTGACATATATGTGTGTTGATATGAGCTTTGTACGGTTGATTTTTGGATTCCCCAGTACAATGCTGAATTGTGAATTGCAAAACCTCTAAGCAAATCATCATCAGCAGTATCAGCACCTGCACTACCTGTATCAAATCCAGTCCATGCTTTTGTAATACCTTTTTCAGCATCAGCAGCAACTGCACCATCATCTAAAAATACACTATTTGATGCAATTACAGGCATACCTAATAGGTTACCAACTACACCAGTTTGGGCAAAGTTTCCACCCAAAGGTGCGCCTTGTGTGCCTTGTGTATATGAATTACCAAAGTTGCTTGAATTAGCTAAAGCTCCGTATGCAGTCTTACCTAAAACTAATGTCCATCCATCTGTACTTCCTGTTTCTCCAACTATTAAAGCCATAAGCGAAGCAAGATTAGCAGGAGTTAAAGAATCTGCTACTTCTACATTCATAGTAGCATTAGCATTTACACCATCACCACTACCAATAGCACTTGAAAGTGAATTTGCAACTGTAGACATAAGAAAATTATCAACAGTTTTTGCTATTGCATAACCTAACTGACTAGAGTATAGTTGAAATAAGTTGTATGTAGATTGAACTTTTACTGCATCTGGTATCCAAAGCGGTGCAACATAATGCTCATCAAATTTAAGTTGAGTTGTTGTTGCTGTATCAGTACCTGTAACATCCATTTCTATAGTTTCAGAATTTTGTGATACTGCTTTGACTATTGGAACACCAACATGAGGCAAATTAATAACATCTGCTCCTGTCATTCCTGACATATCAGTTCCTAATTGTGTCATTACTGTATTTTTTTGAAAAGAATCAAGTATTGCAGCACCCCACAACTCAGGTACAAATTGATCACCAATGGTGTCATTATGAGCATTGTGAGTGGCGTTCCCTTGCAATCCTCCAATTAATATATTACTTCCTAATGGATCTGTTAAAGCCATTTTATTCTCCTAAATTATTTTTTGAAACCTCTGATAATATCAGCCCAATTTGATTTTTTATCAGCTTCTGACAAATTGTTCCAATCAACCTTTTTAGGTGATATAGAGCCTCGTGCAGAAGGTGAGATATTTTCATTTTTAGGGATGTTATTTACCATAAATTCCAGAACGTCTAAATCTTTATCTTTGAATTTTTCATGCTGATCAGTTGGCAATTTTTCTAGTAATTGACTTTTTCTTTGATCGACTAAGGCATTGTATTTTTCTTTATAACCTTTTTCATTCTCATACAAAGTCTTCCACTCTTCTTTTTCTACCATTTTAGCTTTTTCTTGCTCTTCTATTATTGTCTTTAGTTTAGCAACTTGAGCTTCAGCATCCTGACTCCTTTGTCTGTACTTTTTGCTTTCTGCAATTAACGATCCTACATCAGGAGTATTTGTAGGTGTTTCTTGTGTAGTTTCCTCACTAACTGTTTCGGTTGCTACTTTTGTTTCTTCGGACATACTGCCCTCCTATTTTTAACTAATTTGTGTTCAAAATATGGTGGTATATTAATAATAATTCGGACAAAACATACTATATATAGTGTAATTTTGTAAAAATAATATTAAATTCGCTTGACTACTAAGTATGGAAAATAAAGAATTTAAGGAAAATTGGTTTGATTTTATAGACTATATTCCTCACAATGGACAAAAAAAGTTGCACTTTCCTAACAAAGATTGGAGATTTTGTGTGGCAGTCTGCGGTAGGAGATGGGGAAAGTCTGTAAGCGCATCTATAGAGGCTCAAATTATACTTGCACAACCTAATAAACGAGTTTGGTGTGTTGCACCAACTTATGATGGCTCTGAAAAGATATTTAGAGAGATTTGGCACAAAATGGTTGTAGAAAAAGGGTTTGAAACAACTAGAGCTTCATATAAAGACCAATATATAGAATTTGAATGGGGTAGCGTAGTAGAAGGTAAAAGTGCCGACAAGCCTGACAGCTTAGTTGGTGAAGGTTTAGACTTACTTATACTAGATGAGGCTGCTAAAATAAAGAAAAAGACGTGGGAAATGTATTTAAGACCTACGCTATCTGATAGAAAAGGTAAAGCTCTTTTTATAACAACGCCACAAGGATTTAATTGGATATATGATTTATACTTACTTGGACAAAAGGATGAGATGTGGCACTCATTTAATAGTCCTAGTTATGAAAATAATTATGCTTATCCTAATGGTAGTCGCGATGCCGATTTACTGGAAGCTAAGCGAAATTTGGCAAAAGAAGTTTATGACCAAGAGTATGGAGCGAAGTTTACGAGTTTTGCAGGTAGGGTTTATCCCTTTGATCGTAATCTTGATATGGGCGACTTTAAATATGATCCTAGCTTACCTACTTTTTGCAGTATAGACTTTGGATATAGACAACCTGCTGTATTGTGGATGCAAACATATAGAGAAGCAGGTATGTGGCACGTCAAAATTATAGATGAAATTATACATGAGAGAGATATAAAAACAGATGATCTTGTTAAGAGGATTAAAGCAAAGCATTACAAAAATGTTGCATACTTTGGTGATCCTGCAGGTGGACAGGCTCAAGGTCAGACAGGTTTAGGAGATATAGAAATTTTTAGAAGACAAGGCATTATTGTAAGGACTGTAAGAGATAAAGTTTCAAGAAAGATTGAAGCAGGTGTATCTCACGTTAGAGGTTTTATAGAAAATGCCGAAGGTATGAGATTTCTTCATGTAAACAAAAAATGTTTAGGTATAGCAGAAGACTTAGAAAATTATCGCTATCCTGAACCCAAAGAAGGCTTCCCACTTAAGCCTGATCCAGTAAAAGATGGTTATCACGATCATGGTTGTGATGCCCTTAGATATTTTTTTATTAACAGATTTCCAATTAAAAACAGAGAAGTAAGGATACTACAAAGATGATTGCACAAGATATAATTAAAGAGTCGTTACAGAATGAAAAGCTAAGAATAGCGCAAAGTAGAAGAGATGAGATAAGACGTATGGTAGATTACTATACAGATTGTGAAACTAGCAAATACATAATAGATCACTTTAACTCTCAAGCATTTAGAGAGATACCTCCTTACTCTGTAAACTTTACAAGAAGATTTATTAATAAGATGTCGAGAATATATACCTTAGGAGCGGATAGGAATGTCAGCGATGAGTACCTCTTTTTAACACGCAAGAAGAACGCTAGAATGAAGCACATAGAACGAATGACGAGGCTTGTTGGTACAATAGCAAACAGGGTAATGGTCAAAGAAGATGCCAATGGTACTTTCTTTGAGTATAGACCTATATATTATTACAATGCGTTCTTTGATGACGATCCGTTTTTGCCTATGGCAATAACCTATCCGCTACTCCTCCCTGTAAACGACATATCAGAAACTGGAAAATTAGAATATGCTTATTGGGATGACGTTCATTACGCCCAATATGATGAAGATGGAAATATAACTATGCAATATGAGCATGGGTTTGGGATGTTACCATTTGTATTTACACATAGAGAAGATCAAATAGACTCACATTTTGTAGAAGGTGCTAACGATATTGTAAATGTAAACGAGCAAGTAAATATAACGATGACTGAAATGCAACTTGGATTAAGGTTTCAAATGTTCGGACAGCCAGTAACTACAGGTGCAGATATAGATGTAAACACTATTAGAACAGGATCAGATAGTATATTAGGTTTACCAGAAGGTTCTTCTTTTGATATTGTATCTCCAGAGGGTGATATAAATGCAGTTATTGAAAATGTAAAGTTTCAAATAGAACTTGTTGCATCTAACAACCATTTAATGATAAATTGGGCAGAGCAAGGTGGCGAAATGCCATCAGGTGTCAGTCTTATGATTAAAGACTTAGAAAGAACAGAGGATTACTATGATGATCTTGAGTTGTTTAGAATGTATGAAGAGGAGTTTTTTATTGTTGAAAAAGCAGTTGGTCAAGCAAATAATATCAATCTTCCTAATAAGTTTGGTGTTAATTTTGTTGAACCTGAATATCCTCAGTCAATCCAAGATCAAATTGCTTGGAATACTTACAGACTAAGTAATAATTTAACAACAAGACCTAAATTGCTTAACGAAATAAATACAGACTTGTCTTTAGAAGAAGCCGAACAAATAGTTAATGATAATGCGGCAGTTAATCAAGAAATATTGAATGAGCAGAATAGAACTTAAAGTAAATAACTTAAATTTTGCTAAATTATTTAAGAATTTAGATAAAATAATAGGTGCAGACTCACAATTAAGAGCAAAAATTGTTGCAAAAGCAGCAAAGCAAAACATAAAGTCTGGAAAATTCAAGCCTTTATCCGAAACAACAAAAAGAATTAGACGAGAAGGCTTATCAGGACACGCTAGAAACTTCAAAACTACAAGTGAAAAACCATTAATACACACAGGAAGGCTTCTAAATTCTATTAAAGCAGTAGATGGAGGTGTATCTATGCTAGAATATGGTAAATATCACTTAAAATATCAACAAATACGACCTAATAAGTGGACTAAGGCTATGGAAAAAAGAAATATATTACTAGATTTTGCGCCAGTTCAAGCTAGAAACTTCTTACCAATAACAGGAAAAGGTAATTTTACAAATAATGTAAAGACTGAATTTAAAAAATTAAATAAAAACCTATACAAAAACATAAGAAGGTTTTTAAAAGACTAGGAGTCATATGGAAGAGCTTATAGAGCTTATGAAGAAAAAGTTAGCAAGTTCTGATGAAAAGCTAACTAAATTAGAGATCATAATGATCACTTACCTACTAAGAGTGGACACAAATATTAAAAAACTCATCAAAGAAACAAGTCAAAATACGAAATTTTTAAAAATTTTAGAAGAAGAAACACGACCTTCAGACGAAGTCATAGCAGATGTTCCAATTCCTTATGATGTATACAGACAGATATGCGAGGACTGCGATATAGATAGTATAACTTTTATGGGCGTTGCTTAAGCTCTCTAAATTTAGCCTCAAAACAATTATCAGTAGAGTCAAACTCCTTAAGTACATAACCATTTACTTCGTCATACTCAAAGTCATCTAACTGCCAGGAACACATAAAGCCTTCACTATCATATGTATCTTCTATTCTAGGATAGTAACAATTTAAGCACTCACTTACTGAGATAGTACCAATAACAACCATTAACCATGTAGCAAATATCATTTTATCTCCTTTTCTCTACGTTCCAATTCTGCATACCATTCTTCTCTAGCTTGACCTGTGCGTCTACCTAAAGGCTCTAAACCTACTTTTTTAGCTCTTTGTTGCCTCTTGTACGACTCTAAACTCT